GCCGCCACAATGTAGCGATCACCATCGGCCGGGCTCCCGGGCGGCGCGGTCTGGGTGCGCGACTTGACCGACATCTGCACCAGCGCATCGAGCAGCCGCACAGCTTCGTTGTGCGTCACATGCTTCTGCGCCTGATTGGCGACGATATAGGGCAGTTTCAGGTGGGTGCTCTCGGCCATGGCGAAGCAATCTCAGAAGTAGAGGGTTTCAAGCCGGGGTGCGCCGCGGCCGAACTGGGCCGAGACCTGGAAAACCTTGACCTGTAGACTGTCGCCGCTATCCAGCAGGGAACCCCAATCGGCGGTCTGATGGGCACCGGTGTAGACAACGTTGGTGGTATTTGTGGCGAGCGTGCGCTTGATCGAGGTGCCATCCAGGATGTCGACCTCGTAGGCCTCGCTTTCCTCGAAGAGTGGAACCTCGATTGCGTCCCAGCTGTCACCAGCGGGCGCCCGGGTGCGCCGCTTCCAGGAAATTGTCAGGTCGCCCGGCGCCCTCGCGAATTTCCAGGGCTGGCTGACATGCGTGACCGAATAGGGTCTGCGCCCGATCCCCCGGGGTGTGAACGCCAGCTGCGCATAGGACAGGTCCGTCAGGTCTTCAGAGGCCGGGCCGACCATCCAGTTCGAGGCGACACCGATATCAGCTGAGGTGATGCTCAGGGGAGTAATATCGTTATCTAGCACCACGACACGGGCGCCGGCGGGGGCAGGATTGCCGATTGAGCCTTCCGTGCCACGCTGCCCGCGCAACAGGCGGGTGAGCTTGTAGCGGCCCGCCGAAACGAGTTCGGCGTTGCCGAACTGCAGGACTTCCCACGTGCCTGCTGAGGACTCGAGGGCCAGCGTATTCGCGCCTGCGAAGAGTTCGATGTCGGTGACGCTCGCCAGCGTGCCCGAAAGCACGTCCACATAAAGGGCGTTGCCATAGTCGAAGCGGTCGGTGGGGCCACTGTAGAAGTCGAAGGCCAGCGCTCCCATCCGCGCCGGCCGCGCGATGGTGTCGAGCAGAGCGAAGCCGTCGAGCGTCGGGCTTTTCCAGACCGCTGCCTGGCCATACCATGGCGAAGCATAGAGGCCGACGAAGGGCCGATAATCCGGCACATCCTCATCGATGATGGGCAGTTCCATCAGAGCCACGACAGGCGGGCCGTAGACGACCTGCGGCGGCAGGGTCACGTCCCGTTCGGGGCCGGGCCTCGCGCCATAGATCACTGCATCGGTTCTCATGGCCTCGACGATGCGGGCATCCTGATCGGCAATCGACGCGAGCCGGAATTCCATCTGCCGCCCGTCATGCTCGATCAGCACCACGTCGGCGGGATCAAGCGTCAGCCTGGACGGCGGCAGTTGAAACTTGGCGGTCTCGCGCTGGACCCAGGCCTCCATCAGCGCCCTGCGGCAGCGCATGTCGGCGTCCGCGCCGGGAGAGACGATCGCGAAAGATTCCGACCGGATGCGCGCTGTATCGACGCTGATGCGCCGGGCT